CGCCCCCCAGAAGCCTCTGAGAAGGCTGATCTGCCTGCTCTGTGGGTATGACCTGAGATGACATTCTTTCCATGCCTACGAGCCGCCTCTAGGGCTGATAAGCCCCCCTGTGGCTTGATTGGTGTGTGATCCCCGTGGACTGCAATCCAGTTAGGTGCAATAGGCATAGGGTTCTTATGAAAGGTGATACCTAACTCATCGAACTTCATGAACTTCTCAAAGCGCAGCTCTGGTAATGCTCCGAATGCTGGCACTTTAGCCATGATGATGTTATACAGGCGATCTGTGTGATTGCTACGGATGCAATCTGTAACGCCTAACTCCCAGAGTAACTGCACAGCCTCATTGCGGTCATCGTCTAGGGTCTGGGCATAACTGCCCATGCGCCCTTCTTCCCACTTGCTTATCTGTGGAAGGTCAATTTCATCGCCAATGGTTACTACTTGGTCTGGCTTAAACTTTGTTATGAAACTTGCAAGGTTACGAGTTGCAACCCTGTCATGATACGGAACTTGGAGATCCGATACGACTACGATTCGCTTAATCGTCATCCTCATCTACATAATCGCCTAACTTCTCAGGCGGTATTCCATCGGGCAAGATCCAATGCGGATAAGCCTGTGGCTCTGTAATCATGAACATGGCAACATCTTCTGCAAAGCCTGCTCTTTTGAGCGAACAGAAATACTCATAAAGCCCAATGCAGTAAGCATCGAGCTTTGAGTAACCTTGTTCCTCTAGAGCTTTAGTTGCTTTTCTAGCCATGGCACTATGCTACCTGTTGAGAAGTATGTTATAGATCTCATCCACTCGCGTGTTGAGTCTTTTGATCTCAGACAATAGGTGTGTGATTACATAGCCAGACAAGCCACCAAGTGCTGCAATGGTGGCAAGATAAAGCGTGAAGAAATCTGACTGTGTCACTTCTTAATGCCCATAGCAGGATCATTAGGTGAAAGGTAACGCAATACAGGTGGAAGGATTGAAGCAACACCGGCTGCAATAAGAGCTTTAGGATCTGTGACCCCAGCTGCTGCCATTGAGATAACTGCTACTAGAAATGCTCTAGCCCATGAACCTGCTGCTGTCTTTAGTTCATTCATTATTCTCCACCTAACATAGATACTTGAAAAAAAGCACCATCATTGTCAGCTTCTTTCTTAAAGCTAACATGGCAGTGCTTAGAGTGTTTGTTAGCCCCTGTGTATTTGCGCCACTTCCAGTTAAGGATGCTGGAGCAGATTCGTCCATCGAAAATGATGTAACTAATACGCTTGTCTGCTTTTGACTTGGATAAGAGACGAAGCTGATCGACAAGATCTCCCATGATGTCTGGCTTTCCGCCCTTAAATAAGTCTTTGTCCACATCAATGGCGCGAACCCAGCCTTGCTCATCAGGATTATGATCTGACTTGCGAGCAGCGTGTCGGGTATCACCGATCCAACCATCCGATGTGCGGTCACGATCTGGGAACGAGTCATCGAACTGTTCGCGAAGTTGGGCTGCTGCCTTACTTAGTTTCGGCTTCATCGCGCTTTAAGTAAGCCTGATAATCAGAATTAGATTCGTCATTAGGTATGACATAAAGGTAGCCGTTTTCCTCGAACTGGATGTAGCCATTTTCTAGGATTGTGTATTCTCTTGCCATCTTATAACTCCGCACTAATCGCAACGCTGGCTGAAGCGTTGTTTGTTAAAACAGTTCCAGGGGTTCCAGCCGTAACCGCTGCTTGGGTGTCGTTTAACAATAAACAGTTTCTAACTGTTGCGTTACTCATTTTGATTTCATTTAAGTCATCTGTGGTCGTGCTGTATTGGACTCGATAAAAGTTAGTTCCAGTTGTACCAACTAAGGTTGGTGCTGTACGCATTTGAACTGGAAAAGTATAAACTCCACGAACATCAAAGGCGTACCAGTTGTTACCATTAAAAATGTATGCGTTATTGCCTTCTGCGATCATTTGGAAATAACGCTGACAAGCTGCAATTTCCGCCTGCTGTGTAGGGCAATTTGGAGAATAAGCAGAAGCACTAGAAGCGATTTCAAGCTGCACTCCAGTAATCTCGTAAAAATCGTTCGCACCTGCTGTGCCTGTTGGTGAGTAGTTAAAGCTCACCGCCAACTCAGTTGCAGTTGCAGCGATTGTTCCAGTAACACTAAATCGCTGCCAAGTAGTAGTCAAAGTGACATTTTGATTGATTGGCACAGCTTGTCCTGTGTAGCCAGCAATCCAATTCTGATCTGTTCCTGTACCTGTAATCAACTGTGCAGCAAGCAAAGAACTACTACCAGAAAAATTAGCACCTGCGCGTGCGTAAAAAGATAAAACTACATTTCGACCAGCAAAAGGAATTGCATTAACTGTTTCGAAGTTCTGACTAAGGAAGATGGTACTGGTTGAAGTATTACCGCTATCTCGTTGGATTCTCGCGCAGTACTGAATAAACGGAAGGTTCGTAGTGTCGTTTGTGACTTGTCGTGAAATTGTTGAACCAGTCGCACCTCTAAAACTTTGCCATCTGTCTGCTAAATAAAAAGAACTAGTTGTGCCAATCGCAGATGATGTTCCACGCTGCCACACATTAAAAGCAGAATTGAGCACGCCATTTTTACCAGCAACATTGGATGAACCAGCAGAAGGTGCAATCCATTGGAAGTCCATGTCTGTGTTGGTCTGCTTAGCAAGGACTTGACCAGTAGTGCCGCCCTTCAGATCGACCATTGAAGCATCGATGGCATTGCCAAGTGTGCGGATGTCTAGCGCACCATTCTTAACCAATCCTGTATTGTCTGGAGTGCTCCAGTTAAAGTTCGGTGTCGTTGCCATTAGGTTAATGCTCCTGTCGCGTTGTTCCAGATAAGTGTACCATTTACGCCTGTCCAAGCTAATGAACTAGGAATTACTGTCTCCCATTGAGTCGTTGATAGGGATAGATCCGTAGCTGTGATGTAGAGGGTGATGTCCACAAAGCTAGGGGTTGCTCGAAGTGCGACATTCTCCACAAAGCCTTCGAATGTTCCACCTAGTAAATTGCTAGGCAGATTATTGATAGACACAGGCTCACCGAAATAAACAGCAATCAAAGCATCAAGCATTGCGCTAGGCATGTTCGGATTATCCAGACGGAAAGTAATCACACCCAACTGCTCTCTAGGACTGCGCCTTAAATTAAGCTCTCTAGTGGCGATGTCGGTGATGTCTGCAAGGTTCTTGATGTTAGAGTCAGATGAACGCTCAAAAAGCCCGTAAGAGGCTATGGAGTCCGAATCTGAGGTGCTGTAGGTTGATCCGTATCCCGTGGCATAGCGATAGATAAGGCTGTTACGGATGCGAGAAGTTTGAACTGAGGATGTGATAGAGGTTGGTGTTGCATACGCGCCATCAAGGAAAGTAAAGCCATTTGTTGCAAGATCGTTGGATCTGTGGTCTGCATCGGCATAGGAAACATCTCCATCTTTTTCCTCGTAAATCTGACCAAGTGCGCTATTGGCAATCTGATCAGCAAGTGTCTGGCTTTTAGCAGAAGCACTAGCTGCTACTGAGATCATGGTGTAAAACCCTGCATCGACTGTGCCAATAAAAGTCTCGGCTTCGTTCCATGTCGTAGTTGCTGGGTATGTATCCCAAGTCACAGTTGGTGTGACTTCGTTCCAGTTAAGATTGAGGGCATTACCTAAGATGGCTGAAATCTGTGCGCCATCTAAACCTTCTGAAAGGGCTGTGTTATAGATAGCCTTAGTAAGTCTGGCAAGTGAGCCAATGCCTAGAATTGTGCCAGTCGTGACATAGCCAGATTCTTCTGGACTTCGCACTCCGATGTTAAAGTCTGAGACTTCGCCACCGAATACAGTTACATAAGCCCCTGTGCTGTTCTTTAGCTCTAAGGTAACTGGCTCTGTAACATTGATGGTAAATGGCGAATTGTCTGTGTTGATGATCTCTACTCGGCAGTAACCTGCGGTGCATTGTCTATCAATGTCTAAGCGACCAGATGCAAAAGACACAGAGGTGACTGTCGTATAGACATCATCACCTACTGTCACGCGCCATTCTGGAGACCATGTCATAGCGCGGTTAGAGTTCCTCGGTCACGGGCTTGGCGAATTACATCATCGATGAGTTCAGCTGCCGCATTTGGATCTCCGACTATGCCGAAGTTGTTTGTGATGTTGTACTGATTAGCGGCTTGGGCTGCATAGCGTGATCCACTTACTGCCCCTGATACACCTGCTCCACCTGCTAGACCTTGCAATAATGATGAACGAGCGATGCTTTCTAAATCAACCGATGAAGCCATTGAAGTAGCAGCCGATGCATTCGCCATGTCAAGTAAGTCTGCAAAAGCATTAGCGCGAGCTGTGGCTGCATCCGCGTATTCAAGAATGGCTGCAATCGATCCACCGACTGTTGAAATAGGCGCGATGTAATCACCCGCTGGGATTCCAGAGCCTAAACTTGCACTTGTCGGAATCTTACTTGATCCAGTTGAAGCGAGATTAATCTCACGAAGCAAGCGCAATGCCTGTTCAAGATTAGTAAGGTTTATCAGATCTTTAGGCTTCAGACTTTCCAGAATTGACTTGATGTCTTGAAGTTTGATGTTCTGGAGACCCAATGCTCCCAGAACCTTTAGATCTTCATTTAGTTTCTTTGTCGCAGCAATGATGGCTGCTTCATCCTTAGCGGCAATGGCATCTTCCAGAGCAAGGATTGATTCCTTAACTCGAAGGCGTGCGGTGTCATTAGCAATCTGTAAGACCTGCGCTGCGCTCGTTGCCTGACCTAGTTGTTGAGCCTGATTAGTAAGAGCTGCTGCAATCTGGATCTTGTCCATGTCAAAGACTTCGCTGCCCTTGTTGAGAGCAAGGTTAGCCTTGTCAATAGCTGCTGCGAGTCGCTTATCCTTAACGATCTTAGCCTGTGCAGCAGCTTGTTCTTTTGTAAGCTTTGTCATTGCCATTGCGTTCTTTCGAGCGATGGCATCTGCGCGCTGTGTATCCTGTGAGGATACTGTCATTGAGATGTTGCCAAAACCCTTACCATCACCGAACAAGCCGCCCGATGGAGCGAAGAAACTTAGATTCTTAAAGTCAAAGATTGACTTGGTGATCTTGATAAACTCGCCTGTTTCACGGACGAAGTTAGCAATCGACTGCGCTGCCTTATCGATCTTAGCAATAAACTCATCTGTTGAATTGGAGTTAGTAACAGTCATCAATGCATCAACAAGACCCTTACCAATAGTCTCTTTAGCATTGTTAGAAGCCACAGTTAATTTAGCAAGTGAACCTGCATAGGTATCAGCTGCCGCGCTTGCTTGCCCTGCGAATAAAACTGACAAGCGTTCTTGGATCTGCTCAAATGTTGATGTTGAAAGTTCTGCTCTAGTAAGTCCTACACCCAAGCGACCTAGTGCCTGAGTTTGACCCAAGTATGCCTTCTGCAAGCTTTGTGAAACTTGGGTGACTGACTTGCCCGTACCTGCCGCGATGTCAAGTGCAAGCCCAAGCAATTCCTGTGACTTAGTGACATCACCTGTTGCACGAAGTAAGCGATCCATTGCTGGACGAAGCTCGTCATCGAGCACGCCTGTCTGCATTTCAAGGCGAGAGATAAAGCCATTGACTGTGCCAATGTTTGATCCGTAAGCCAGACCAAGATTCTTTAAGGTAGTGCCTAGAGCCTTAGCAGCCTTGTCATCCTCTGCGAATGCTTTAACAGATGCCTTAGCGTAGGACAGAAGCTTCTGTGCGCTATAAACAGCAAGCAAGCCTTTAGCAAGACCCTTGACATTCTTGGTCAGTTTGTCTGTTGAAGTCTCAGCTTGCTTAAATGCCTTTTTGCCCGTGAACTCGGCGGCTATGTCAATTCTTACATCTGCTGCCATTAGCGCACCTGTGTCCTTTTCTCGAACTCAACTCTAGACTTTTCAATCGCTCTGACAACAGCTGCATTAGCCTTGCCTTGATCTTCTGCCCATGCACGAAAGATTGCGCGACCCTTCATCTTACGAGAAGCGCGACCTGACTGTCCTTCATTTCTTTGATAAGCATTGACAATGCGTGAAGTCTCGTTCATAGCATCGATGAACTGCTGACCAGCATTAGGATTGTTGCTTAGTGATTCGCTCTTAGATCCTGAACGAATTGTCTTGCCATAATTAGAATGACCAAGTGCCACGACTTTAGCCAATGGTGCTTGGGGTCTGCCCTGTGGATTTAGGCGACCAGCAGTCTCATAGATAGAGCCTGAAGGTGAAGCATTGACAATGCGAGCAAGTGATCGAAACCCAGAGCGATTGACTTTAGATGGCGTGGTCTTATACCCAACTCCACGCTTAGCCTCTGAAGATGACCAGACTCGGTTGCCCCAAGTGCCGTTAGTGCTTTTAGCCCAACCGCTTAAAGGTGCAGTTGATGGAATGAAGCCGCGAGCTTTAGAAACAATAGGCTTCAAAACTCCAGCGATTTCCTTTTGAGTTTCTTTAGCAAGATCAGGTGTAAATGCTCTGAGGGCTTTTCTAAGCTCTACCGCGCCTTTTACTTCCGTTGGCATCGCTCACCTCTTTCGCTTCATCTTTAAGCCCTTGCACTAATGCATCGAGCATTGCCTTATCTAGATCTAACAACTGCTGTGGCGCGATTCCCAACCTAATGCTTAGCCTAGCAATTAGGTAGGTGAATGGAAGATCGCGCTTTAAGCTAAAGGGTCAGAGTCCAACACTTCCACGCTTTTTAGCGTTTCAATGAACTCCATGCCATAAGGCTTAACAGTTTCACCTGTCCTGCGTGTTACTTCCCATGCTAACCAATAGACATCGCTCTGCTTTTCTTCATCGCGGAACGCCTTATGGAAGCCCTTTTTAGCGTACTGCTCGAACGCATACTCCACAGCTGGAGTGATTTCGCCTTCTAGTACGCTTCCATCTGTACGAACTATCTTTAGTTTTGCCATGAGTTTGCCCCTTTGTTAGTTTCTTACGCTGTTGTTACTGCGATTGTACCTGAAACATTCCAAGTTACGCTCTGAGTTGATAGGTCTGCAACTGCACCATTTACAGGTGTGATGTTATTGACCAAGCATGTCATTGTGTAAAGAGGGTTTGTTGCTGATACAGCAGCAGATGTCTGCTTGAATGTTACTGTGGTGTTTGTTCCCCATGTTGCCTGAAGTGTCTGAAGTGTCTTAGCTGTTGCTTCATCGTTCAAG